GCCGAGTGGGGGCCTGCCCTGTGCAGAGGCACCCTTTACTTTTCAGATGAAGACTTGATTCCAGCCACCGATGCCGAACTCCGGGCCATGCTCACCGAGCGGGTCGATGACTGGGCTCCACTCGACACGTCTGATTGGGACGTCTGAAGCTCGTGACCTACGTAACCAAGACGACTACGACGACTGGGAAGTAGGGCTAGAGCCCATACCGGGGGATAAGCACTGGGTCCGGGTTCGCACCTTGACCCAGCTTTACCGGCACCTCATTTACGTGTTTGCCACCAGCGACACCATCAGCTCCACCCGCTTAGCCAACCTGGCTATCCACGAGATTCTCAAGTTGAGACTCACGGATCTCACCCGGTTACGGCAGCAGGATCCAAACTTTTTCGCATGAGATTTCAATGACTGACGCAACTTTCAATCTCCAGCAACTGGAGAGTCGCCCTAACTGGTACGAGCATTTGTCTGACGTAGAGCGGGCCATGCGCTCGGCGGCTGATGATTGGTCGATTCGGCGGGACTACGGCTGGGATGGTGATGAGGGTGGTGAGTGGGGACCGAATCCGCTCCAGCCTGGTCAAGACGTGCTGGAGTCGGACTGGTACGACACTTTGGCGCTACCGTTTCCCGAGGAGTTCCAGGCATGTGACTCCTATGTGTACGAGCTGATGGACACCATCGGCAAGTACAAACACGATCCAGCGCTGATGGCGCACATGGTCGCGCTTCGCGCTGCTGAGTACCTCGGCAATGTGGGGCACGACGAGACCATCAAAATCCGGAGCCAGCTCCGTAATTCCTACGTTGTTGAACACGCTGATGACTGAAAATTCAATGGTGCCGTTTTACCGTTCATACCTTTTGAACGGGCGGACGGTTTACTTGGACAAGCTCTCTGAGCTTTCGGACTCGGAATTGCATCTGCTTAACGTCGACACCATGGCAGCGCTCCAAGAGGCGCGGCATGAGTACGACAACATCGAAAACAAGCAGTCCGAGGAGGCTGGTCCTGCCTACCGCCGCTTGAAAGTGGCTGGGTATTTCCAGGCTGCGATCAAGCTTGAACTGGAGAACGGGTAGATCTACACACTACGAGGTTCAACAATGACTCAAGAACACCCAATTACTCCGCCAGAAGAACTAGTAGATCAATGGAACGAAGCTTGGATTGATGCCAAGGTTAAACACGAAGGACTTGTAACTTTCATTGCCACCCAAGCAGCCTGCTGGGGCGCTGATCAGGAGCTGGAGGCGTGTTGCCATCTGCTGCGACAGCAGGGGTTTGACGTGGTTGACGACCTTCGCGCGACCCGCCGCCCCAAGCCGCCGAGCTTAAAGGAGCAGGCGCTGGCAGCGTTAGACGACGCGGTAATGCGGGGTGACTGCATCACTATTTCCGACGCATTGCCAACCATCCGCCGCGCCCTGGAGCAACTCGATGACTGATTACACAGCAACGCCCAAGCAATGGGCCGAAATAGCGCATTGGTCTGATGAATACGGCTACGCTCCTCAAACCTGCATCCTTGAACTCCGCGCCAGAGTCAAGACGCTAGAAGATGCAGTTCACAAACATATTGTCGAAACGAATTCAAACATTGTGGCTTTATTTAGCCGGGTTGAATCGTTAGAAGCTGCTGAACGCCAAACATCAACGGTCCACCAGATCAGCAAACCTCTGAAACTTACTGCAAAGCAGCAGGCAGAGTTAAAAGCATTACTGACGCCCGATTTTAGGGTTGGCATGACGCCAACTTCTACTTCAAACCAAGTTGGTAATTCGCTGGTGGATCAGGTAGCCCGCGCTATCGGTCGAGACGATGAACCCATCAACTGGGAGGAAGAAGCCCGCGCTGCGATCCGCACGGTGGCCTTGTGGCTTAACGAAACTCCCTTTGATCTCTACCCCGGTGATCGCGGCACCATTGTCAATGCTCTTTATGACCAAGCGAATCAATGAATGACTTCAAATTTGTGCCACTGAACAGCCTTGAGAATCGCCTCGGTGATGCCCTCGGCCTTGCCATTGCCATGATCCGCGACCCAAACACCGTGGACAATAAAACCATGGCTCAGATCGAAGCACCATTCAAGGAATGGTGCGATGGTCTCGTTGATGGAGGTCTACTCAATGACTGACATCTTTCTGCCGCGCTCTTGAATCCCTGCCCGATTAGTCAACATCACCTAGCTCACTCCTAATTTCCGCCTAATTAGGAGTTGACACATCACCGCTCTTTCCTACTACACTGCACACGTTCCAAACCGATGAACATGTACATCCTCTCGGAAGCTCAGTTCGATCAAATCATCAAGGCGCTCGACGATGCTCGCTTTGCTCTTGATACGTGCCAGCACGTCGAGCTGGATCTGACTAACCCCAAGCAGACCATCGCTCTGCCTCCCACCGAAAAAGCTGTACGTACAAAAGCTGTACGCCAGTCTCAAAGTAAGACTCGTAAGTCCAGCCGCAAGGGACAGCGGGGTGTGGCGGTATTGACTGAGCCCAAGGTGTTGGAGATCAAGCGTCAGCTGGCTGCTGGTGGCAAGACCGTTGGGGCGATTGCACGTGAGTTTGGCGTGCATATGACCACCATCAACTGCATCAAGTGGGGTAAGACCTGGAAACATGTGCAGATCCAGCAGCCGGTTCCTGTTGTGGTGGCTGACTGATGGGTGGGGTCTTGTGTGATCACGAGATCCATAACTTGGCGCGGCGGGGCTTGGTCTCGCCGTTTCAGGTGGAGCTTGTGAATCCTGCCAGTCTCGATGTGAGACTCGGTGAGAATCTGTTAGTTGAGGAGCCGAAGGTGCCTGCGTTACTTCCGCTCAGCATTGCTGGGCATACGCAGGAAAAGCCGTTCATGCTCCAGCCGCATCAGTTCGTTCTCGCAGAAACGGTGGAGGAGTTCCACTTCCCGGATTGTGTTGCGGGGCAGTTGGCGCTCAAGTCGAGTCGTGCCAGGGAGGGGATTGAGCATCTTCTTGCCGGGTATATCGACCCCGGTTACAAAGGGCGGCTGACGCTGGAACTACAGAACGCTAGGTCTTTGCACGCTGTTGCGTTGTGGCCGGGTATGCGTATTGCGCAGATTGTGTTCCACAAAATGTCGATGTTGCCCGGCAAGAGCTACTCAGTTACAGGCCGTTATCACGGCGACACTGCTGTTCAGGGGTCTAAGGGATGAGTGATCCAGTTAATCAGCCCAGTCATTACACGGCTGGGCGCGTCGAGGTGATCGACGTGATTGAGGACTGGGTAAAGCACGCGCCCGATGCTGTTGTTGGTGGTCTGCAATGGCAGGTCATCAAATACGTCAGTCGGGCGTGGCTGAAGAAAGATCCCTACGAGGATTTTTGCAAAGCCAGGTGGTATCTCACCCGCCTTATCAACACGCTTGCCACGGAGGCGTACCGGGACCAATGAGGCACTGGTGGCGGATTGTCGCCAAGGCCCTGGGGGAGAAGGCGCACCAGCACGACCGGATTGCTGATCAGGTTGCACTGGTGCGTTTCTGTATCCTGGCGGCCTACATGATTACGAACATTTTTATTTGCGCAGGAGTTATCCGGCATTGGAACAACTGATTCTTACTTGACCCATGGTTACTACTAAACCTTTCAAACGCGGAGAAGAAAATTTTGCCGCGATCCTCACGCCTGAGCTTGTGCAGAAAATGCGCAGACTACAAGCAGAGGGGTGGTCGTATCGCAAACTTGCGGATGAGTTTGACGTTGACCCCAAACACGCTTGGCGTATCTGTAAAAGGCTTGCTTGGAGCTGGGTTGACTGATGCGGTGCGCTAATTGTGATCACGAACGGATTGATGTGGAGCGGACTTGTCACGACACCGCTGAATCAATTCTTCGCAAAAGAAAGTGCTCTAACTGTGGGCACGCTGTTTTCACTGTTGAAGTAGAGCTGCCGCAAGGTGCTGCAATGCACTCTCGCAAGCATCTTCTTCGGCGTTTACCTGGATTTTTACGTGTTCATTTTTCCTAATGGCAATCACGATCAACAGCAGGCCGTGCC